CGGCCCGCCCCCCGCCCCGATTCCGGGGGGCGCGCCCCCGGCGTCGTCCACCGGCTGGCCACGAACGGTCAACACGGTACGCTCGCCGGTGTCGGGGTCTCTTGCCCAGAACCCCTCGAACGCCGTGCGCTGTTGCTGGTACCGCATACGCTCGCCGGTGTCCGCGTGTCGCCACCACTCGTCCGTGCGCGCCGCGTACTGGGGCGCGTGCAGGTACAGCGAACACGGGGGCAGCGGATCGGTGCGGGCCGCTCGCTTCTCCGCGTCCGCCTCGAACCGGCACTTCACGAACACGTCACCGGTCATACACGGGGGCGACACCAGCGAAGCAAAGGCGGAGTGGACGTGTGCGACCAGTTCTCGCAGCATACCACGTACCACCGGTTCCCACACACCTAGCTGCACGATCCAACAACCCCGCTTCCCGATCACCGCCTTCAACGCTTGCAAGTTCAGCGTCCAAGATATCCGGTGCGTAGCCGCCAACGGTAACAGGTTCCGTGCGTCCTCCATCGGTACGCCCGCCTGGATCAGTCGGTTGTACGCCGACTGAATCCAGCCCATCTGCTCGGCGTAGAACTGCGGGACGGTTCGGTTGCCGATGGACGCGGACGACGACGCCACGCTCGCAGGAACGAAGTACCGCCCTTCGGCCGCAAACCGGCCCATATCCAGGATGCGCGTAGTCTGGGACCACCACGCTGAACCTTCTATCGCGGGGATGATATCGACGCCCAGCCGTTCGCCGAACTTGTGTCCAACCCGGTGCCGGACCATCTGCTCCCGCAACGCGACCGACACATCGTCAAGCAAGAACGTAAAGGACACGTGCTCGCACAGCGGGAAGTCAGACGTCAGCATCTTCTCGAAGAACGTCTGCACTTCAGGGTCGTCCTCGTCGATCGTCGCGGGGTCCGGGATAGGGCCGTCCGTCCGTGACGCCGCCCACAAGTGGAACAGCGTAGCAAGGGGTCGGTGTGTGTGTGTCACCAGCCGTACGGTCGTCGTCATTGTCCGCCTGCTTTCTTAATGAACTTCTCCACGCGCCGAAGTTCTAGTTTGCGTAACCGTTCGATATCGCTTACCACGTCGGCACCGTCAACACCTTCACGCTTACTGGTCTCACGAGCGCACGCGACGATGAAGTCGAAGGTCGTTACCATATTCGTGCGCCGCGCTTCCAAGTCTTCAATCGTGATAATCTTGCCGGGTGTCGTCCGCAACCAAGAACACGTATGCACGAAAGGTACCATAACTTCGAAGCACGACCAACCGCACAGGGCCAGTTGTGTGAACTGGTACACGTCAGCGCGCGTTATCAGTTTCGGATTCAGCAGGTGCGCACACATCCCGGCCACCGCCTTTGTGCGGAACACCTGGCAGCCTAACGTCGCCCACAACGTCCGCGACAACGGTACAGTGTACGGGTACGTGGAAGTCTTGACGTTGCGCCCGTGATTGAAGTACAGCAAGAACGAGTGTATAGGACCGCACGCGCCGACACGGGGCTTGTTTCGGAACGGTTGCGAAAGACACTCAACAGCTTTCGGCACGTCGGGGAAGTAGCCGTCGTCGTCCAGGAACCAGACGAACTTGTACTTGCCGCGCACCGCCGCCCCGATTCCGGCTGCGATCAGCGGCCCGATATTCGTGTTCCGCCGAACCGAGTGCTGCGCGTCGATGCCCTCGGGCCACGTCTCACGGTTAGGACCGTGCGACAGCATGAGGTAGTCAACACCGGCGCGCGACCACTCGCCGGCTAGGACCTGCCGGTGTGTGTGCTTGATCGCCGGGAACACACGCCTTCCCGTGTGCCGCGTCTGCACCAGTAAAATGTTCCTCGGTGCCGGTCGTTTGTCAGGGTAAGTCATGATAGTCTCACTTTCAGGTGTGTGTATCAGCGTTGCGCGTTGCCGACGATCCGACGTGCTTCCGCGTCGTCCCGCGGCGGCGGTCGCAGTTGCGCCGCGAACGCCAGGTAGTTCACCGCGTCTACGTAGTCGTCGGAGTGCAGGCGCAAGGCCGCACGGTTCACCTTCATAGCGACCAGCATCAGCGCGCACACGTCCGCACGTAGCGGCGGTACGTCGATGCCGAGCGAAAGCGACAGCACCCCGGCCCACGCCTTGCCAAGCGCGGTCAACCCCGCACGCGGGTCTGGAAGGCCTTCGTCGTGTGTGCGCATCTTCAACACCGCCGCCGCGTTCGCCAACAGGGTTTCACGATCCATTCGTCTTTCCTTTCGGTTTCACCGTGCCAAGAACTTCGTCCACTACCTCGAACAGATCGGCAAACGCGCTCTCCAAGTCCGTCCCTTTGAACGTGCGGCGGTAGTCGGGGAGCGAGGTCAGGTGTTCCTCGATGCTGACGTTTCCCGACGACCACTCCCGGTACACGTACCCGAGCGCGGAAAGAAAGTCAGCCAAGCGAACGATCTCGCCCTCGTGATCGTCGCCCTTTGCCGACTCCCAGAACGCCATAAACTGCTGGCGCGGGTGGTCGCCCTCGTCAACCCACAACGTGCCAGCGAGTTGATCTACCGCCGTCGCGGACGCGAGATCCAGTTGCATTTTCAACGTCGCGTCCGAGTACTTGAACGGCCGCGGAAAGTCGCCGGTCACACATTCTTCAATGTCGTGAACCGTCGCACGCGCCAGCACCGTGCGAAGCTTCACCGGACCCCACCCGCGCTCGGTCGCCTCGAGCGCAAGAATCAACGAATACAGGACCACGTAGTACGAGTGCTCCGCGACGTTCTCGGGTACGTGCCGCCGACACGTCCCGAACCTGATCACGTTGCGTAGCCGGTCGATCGGTCCGAACAACAATGCTCGTGCATCGAATCGCTTCATATCACACCACCTTCTGCGCTGTGTGCTTCACCAGTGCCGCGCTCGTGTACCCGTGTACCACGTCCACGCCGCCCAGACCTTCCTCGGTTATCGAGGGCTTCAAGTATTCCGCCAGCGAATCCAAGCTGAACAACACACCCACCGACGAACACAGCAGCATGACGTTCATACGGCCGGGTGGAGATTGTGTGAACGCGACCACGGGGATGCGACGGCCAACCGCGTAGCCGATCTCAACGGCCGTACCAGTATCCGGAACGTGAACCGCACCACTCACCGGCCGCCAGTTCTCTTTCGGTGTGACGCGCACGTCAGCAAACACCTTGCCGCGACCCACACACACCGGGCACGAGGGCTTCGCCCACGAGGCCGCAAGACAGGTAGGACACACGCTCTGTGGACGTTTGATCGGCTCGCACGCGCGCAGTTGTTGCTGGTCGTCCAGCGGGTAGTCCAGCACCGCCAACACGACGGCGCACGCGGCGATCGCGTCCAGGTTCGCGTTGAACACCTTGCGAGCGTTCTCTGGTGTGACGATGCCCACGTCCCGCCTCGGCGATACCAGCGTCCGCTGGTTCGCGGCGAACACGTCTTCAATCTGTTGACACAACGCACGCTGAGTGTCGTTGAAGAACGGTGCCGCAAGATACACGCTGTTCTGATCATGCCGCTTCATTGCTATCTCCCTGTGTTGTTGGTTTCGTGATACGTGCCCGCATCCTCGCACGGTACGCCGCCGCGCGCACACGCGCTTTGCGCCGCACTTCTCGGACCGCCGCCGCACCCGTTGCACCGCGTCTCCGCTTGTTCCGATCGTACTGATTAGCCACGCCAAGTCCTCCGTGTGAAACCCGGACGACCAGCTTTCGCCGGTGTCCGGGTGTGTGCGTACCCGCCACTACTCAGGTGCGCGTCACTTCGGACGGCTTCAACTTGAAGGTCTTGCCGGTCTTGTCTGACGTAACCCGCACGGTGTCATCGTCCACGTCGATCACCGTTCCTTGGTGCAGCACGCCCTTCACCTTGAACTCCACCGCGTCGTCGGGTTCCAACTCGCTTTCTTCCGCCTCCTCTTCCTCTTCCTCTTCCTCTTCCTCGTCGTCCGCGTCCGCCTTCGGCTTCGGCTTCGACGTCGGCTTCTTGCCACGCGCGGGCTTCACGTCCTCGTCTTCGTCCGCGTCGTCGTCCTCGTCAGGCTGCGCGGTCAGGTCCGCCACGTCACACTTGACGATCGCGTCGTCCGTTTCCACGGTCGCCTTGTCGCCGCGAATCGACTTCACCACGCCGGGCACCTTCCGCTTGCCCACCTTCACCAGCACCGCGTCACCCGCCGTGAACGTCGGTGCTTCGTCGTCGTCGTCAACGGGTTCCGCTTCCGCGCCGCCGTCAATCGGGCCGTCGATACGGACGTTCTGCCAGTCGCCCTTCGTCTTCAACGACCCCGCGACTTCCGGCTTGTCCTGGTTGACCTGCTTGCACCACGTCTCCAACTCGGCAAGCTCGAAGTCTTCGACGTCGTAGCCCAGGGACGCGATACGCCGCGCCGTCCAGACCAGCCGCTCTTCGTCTTCCAGCGACAAGTACTCCTTCACTTCCTGGCCCTTGTATTGGCCGTCAGTGAACGTGTAGGTCAGCACCAGCTTCAACACCTTGTCAAACTCGGCGACTTCCGCGAGGGTCACGCGGAACTCGTACTTGCCATCGTCAAACTCGGTCGCCCCGGTCTTGACGCGCTCTTCCTTCCACTTGCGGCTCATCTTCTTCAACCGTGCTGCGTAACTCATTTCCTGTCTACCTTTCTGCGGCGGATAGTGGTGTGGTCGCCCGTCCCGCCTTCGTCCGCCTCGAAGGGGTCTGGGGTTTCTTGTTGATTGTTGAACGCCGCAGTCAGTGCCGCGTACGCTTCGCTGGCCGACTGGCCCATATCTATCACGCGCACCGGTCGGCCGTCGGTGGTCTTGAAGTTGCCCTCGCACCGCGACCCCGCGCTTACCATATCGTCGCCCCCGATCTGCAACGCGCGCCGCTTTCCCTCGTAGCGGTAGTACGCCCACACGTCCACGACCGCTTCAAGGTACGCCCCCGCCGCCTTCTTCATCGTGGTGCCGATCCTGTGGTGTGTCTTGCCCTTTCGGTCGGTCACGTCCGAAACGGCCGCGTGAGACAGGAACCCGACACCGCCGCCCCACGTCAGCAACTCGCTCAGTCCTTCGGCGAACTCACGCTTGATCGCATCCCACCCCTTGCCCCAGTCCTCTTCGCTTGGGTGGTCGATCGCCAGCGTTCCGCACACGTGCGCGAAGCACATATCGTAAAGATTGTCCACCGTGTCAACGAACACGGTACGAAACCGAGCACCGTCAGGACCGCGCAACTGCTTCACCGCACCGCGGAACACCGGCCACGACGCGCACGCCACGCTGTACGTGCGTAGCCCCTTCCCGCCCGGTTCCGTGAACAAGAATAGCGGCCGCGGAAACCGCGCGGCCAGCGACGTCTTGCCGATCTTCTTCTCGCCGTAGATCAGGAACGTGTAGTCTCCGATCCGCGTCGAGGGCACTGATCGCGCCGTCGGTAGCACCACGTCCACCACCGCTGACTTCTTCGACCGCACCACACCGCCTGTTAGCCGCCGTACCTTCGCCATCTCAATCTACCTTTCGTTGTAGTCCAGCCGTCTCGCCAGACACCAGATACCGCAAGAACGGAGACGCACCGTACCGCCCCGCTAACGCCGTCGGGTTCACGTACCGCCGTCGCGGGTTCGCTGCCCAGACTTGCATCTGTTCCAGCACCGGGATCAGCCAGTCGTCACGCCACCGCTCCACTCGCGTCTGCGACACCTGCGCGTCGAAGCGGTCGAAGTACTTTCCGGCTTCCTTCCGCACCGTCGTTTGGACGCGCACGTAGAACTCACGCCGTTGTTCTTTTTTCCCGCACCGGAGTAGCGGCCGTCGCACACCGTCAAAGGACACACCTTTCGCTACGTCAGCGGGCTGCAAGGTGTTCCACGCCAGAAGGTACAGCATCGTCTGGACGTTGTATTCCAACGTCTCCGCCAACAGGTCCGGGTTGTACGTCGATCCAGTCTTGCGTTCCACCACGAACCGCCCAGACTTCTGGCGGGACACACCGTCTATCCTCCCGCATATCACGACCGGACCACGCCGCGTCGTCACAGGAAACTCAAACTCGTACTCGCGTTCCACCCACACCCGCCGCCGATCGACGTTCTGCCAGTGGTCCACGTACACCGGGAACACACACGCCGCCAGTGCCGCCGCGTTCTGCAACGCCGTACGGTCCGCCGTCGTCGCCAGCACGCGAGTCTTCAACTCGGCCACTGACCACCGCTCCGCCGTGCGGTCGGTCCACGCTTGCGTAGGCAAGCCGGGCTTGGTTTCGCTGGCGTCGAAGTGCTCGGTCAAGTGGTGGAACACTTCGCCGAAGCTGATCGCCTCGCTGACCGCGTACGGTCGCAACCGCAGTACGTGCTTCGCCCAGCACGTCGCTGGGCATTCAAGCCAGCTGAGGATCATCGACGCCGACACACGCCGCTCCGTAAGGTCCACCGTCACCGGGTCCGCCGGTCGCCGCTTTGCTCGAACGATCATTCAGCGACTCCCTTCATACTGTGGAACACGGTCCAGAATCCGATCTCGCACAGGGCCGCGCGGATGCGCGTCTCACCGTCGGCGTCAGCGGATTGTGCGACCGCCGCACCGTGCGCGTATATGCTCTCGCTGAGTCGGTCGAGTGTGTTGACGTCCAACCGCGTGAACGTGCGCTCCGCCCACACCAGCAACTGATCGTAGTGGTCTAGCTTCCGGGGTGGAATCTCGAGAAAGTCGTTTGGCAAACTCCGAAGCTGATTGACGGTCGTGCCCGCGGCAAGTTCCGCGGGCCGTCCTTGGCGGAACTGCACCCACACCTGACCGTCGAGCAGAAAGTAGTCGGTGGCGAGCGGGTCGGGATTGTGCCGCAGCCACCGCGTTCCGTTTAGCGGAGGCTCACCCACCGCGTCCCCTTCGGGTGGTATCTCGATGTAGGTTTCCGGTCGGGATCGGAGGAAAGCGGTAGACGTGTAGGACCGCACCACACCGCCACCGTCCCGCGGTTCGTACATAAGCACACCGTTACACATGAAGAAGTCGCCGTTGTGCGGTCCGGGGTTTCGACACACCCACCGCGTTCTGTTTGGGGGCTTGCCGGTCTTGTTCACGGTGTTCTCTTTTCTGGTGCGATCGCACCGTAGTCGGCGTCCGCCTTGTCGCGGGCCACGTTGCGGACAGTGTCGGCTTTGGCGTGCGCGTCCCTGTAAGCGACGTCAGCTTTCTCGTGTGCGGCATCGTGGATAGCGTCCGCCTCGGTGTGTGCCGCGCGGCAGGCAGCGTCGGCGTCCGCCTTGGTCTTGATGCGAGCAGCATCCGCCTCGGTGCGCGCCGTGTGGCAGGCAGCGTCGGCGTCCGCCTTGACGTGTTCGCAGATAATGCGAGACAGTTCTGCGATGGTCGCGTCCCGCTTCTCGATCTCCGTCGGCAACGTGCGTACGTCGTCAAACGTCGTCCCGTCTAGCGGCTCGGCTGACGTGCTCACGGTGTTTCCTTTCCGGGTGGAATCTCGGCGTAGGTGTGCGCGTTAGCGCGGAGGTATTCGACGGTCAAGCCAGCTTCTTCGGGGTTTCTTCCGTCACGGTATTCACACGTCACCACACCGTCCCGCATGGCGAGATCGAAGTGGTAGAGTCCGGGTAGGCAGAACACCCACACCGTTCCGTTTGCGGGAGGAGCGATCACGGTTTGCCCTTCGCCTTGACAGCGGCGAAGATGGCGGCAATCCTCTGGAAGGTCGACAACGCAACCTCAGCAACGCCACGTGCGAGCGGATTCAGATTCGGAGTCGGCAGTGGCATTCCCTTGTTGAGGGCGGCGGCGACTGCCTCAGCCCTGCCCACTGGGTATCTGATCGGCTGTCGCGTTTGCGAGAAAAGTTCCAATGCGTCTTGCTCAGCCTGCACGATTGCCAACAGGTCCGCGTTCTGCTCGAGCACCGACTTTACAAGTCCGTCCTGGCGGTCCAGTTCGGCAGCGATCGCGGCGACCGTCTCGGACACACCGACACTGCCGTCTGGCGCGCGAACCACGAACCCCGCCGCACGTTCTTTGTTGTTGTTCACAGTGTTTCCTTTTCAGGCGGCATCTCAACGTACTCGTTCGGCATAGCCCGAAGATCGGCGACGGTCAGCAACGCCCGCAACGCAGGCTTGCGATCGTCCCGCGGCTTCGTCATCAGCACACCGCCACGGATCACGTAGTCGCAGCAGTAGATGTTAGTCAGACGACACACCCACGTCGTCCCCTCTATCGGCTTGTCCACGGTGTTTTCTTTTGGCGGAGTCTCAACGTACACGTTAGACAGCGATCGAAGATAGGCGACGGTCAACACGGACAGCTTCGGCCATCCTTGGCGGAACTGCGACCACACCCGGCCGTTTAGCAGGAAGTAGTGGTCGCGGAACGGGGACCGCGGATCGGGGTCGCGGACCACCCACGTCGTCCCGTCTAGCGGCTCGGCTTGCTTACACACTAGAATCTCCCCGTAACGTACAGACCGATGCCCACCGCATCCCACTCGTGGTCCGTGCGGAACGCCCAGCGGTTCCGCAACGTCGCGCGCACCCGCGTAGCCGTCATCGCTTTTGTTAGCTGACCCTTCCACTCGTTCACTTCCACCGCTCGCCACACACGCGGACCGCACCGGGCAACCGTCACCCCCCAAAGAATAGCGTACGCTTCGACCAGCTTCACCAAGTCGCCGCTTGCCGCCGTTACGTGCCGCCGTTCCATGTAGCGCGGCCGCTCCACCGCGACACTAGCCGGTTCGTGTTTCGCCAGCAACCGGTCAAACCACGCCGCCAGCCGCTCCATACGCCGCGAGTGCGTTCCGGTGCGTTGTGGCAATACCTGCACCCCGATCAGTTCTGAACTGTCCCAGACCGCTACAGCCGTATTCGCACCCGGATCAACGCTGAACCACACGCCGCACCCTCCCTTCTTGCATCCGCGTCCGCGCGTGCTGGAGCACGCTCGCGAACAACGCCGCGCCCTCCGCCTTCTTCAACCGCAACGCAATACGCAAGTCGTCGTCGATCGTACCGGCACACACCATATCCACATACCTGCACGCCGTAGACTTCTTCAGATGCACGATGCGATCTTCTGACTGCCGGCGTTTGTTCCCTGACCACGGGTTGCTGAAGTACACCGCCGCCGATGCCCGCGACAGATTCAGGCCATACTCCGCACAGGCCGGGTTCGCCACCAACACGTCCAGGCCGCCTTTCTGGAACCGTGCAACCGTGTCGGCACGTTTCCGCGCGGAGTCGGTACCTTGGACGGTGCCGACACGGTACCCGTGCTCCGCGGCCACCGCCGCCGCCGCACACACCTGGTCCACGTACCACGCCCAGACCACTACAGGCTTGCTCACGTCCGCCAACACACACGGAAGCTCGCGCAGCTTCGCCGCCGTCAACAACTGCGCCGCCGCGTGCGAGATCTGGATCACGTACTTGTAAGCTTCGTCACACGCCCCGACCCAGCTACGTTCCAGTTTGTGGTACGCCGCGATCTCGTCACCGTTCCTCGCGACGTTCCACCGCTCGTAGTGTTTCGGTGTCTTGACCCCCGCCGCCGCTCGCGTCAACGTGAACGCGCCAGCGATCAGTTCCGCGCTCACCACTTCCTGGATAACGCGACGGCTGATCGGTTCCCACTCGTGCGACCACGCGAACCGAAGCTGGAAGTACTTCTCACGGAACTGCCAATAGTTGTCGCACCCACCGAACGCACCGTAGACGAACGCCATCTGCTCGAACAGTTCTAACGGGTCGCCTTCGGGTGCCGCCAGACCCGACAGCACCGCGCGGCGATGGACGTGCGGGAACCGTCGCCGAAGAAACTTGGTCAGCTTCGCTCGAGGGTTTCGCAACCGTGCGGATTCGTCTACGATAATCCCGGCCCAGTCCTGCTTGGACAGCCACGGATTAGCCAGCAGAAACTCGAAGGACACCAGCGACCAGTCCGCAAGTGCGACCACTTCCGAGCGGTCCGCCTTTGGAACTTCGGCGACGATACAACCGCCGCGTTCGCCTTCTTGAAGTAACTCGCTCCACCAGCCCGGTAGCGTCGTCAACGGTGCGACGATCAGCCACGAACCCTCCAAGGGTTTCGTGTGGCCACGTGCCCAGCGTATAGCGGTCAGGCACTTTCCGAGTCGCATATCCAGGAAGAACGCACAACGATCTCGGGCGGAAGCCCAGTGCAAGGCGCGTTCTTGCCAGCGTGTAGTGGTACGCATGGCGTCTCTCCGATTGTGAAACGGAACGCACCGCGTGAACGGTGCGAACCGCTAGCAGGGGGGTGTCGGCGGCAGGACGTGCGAACATACCGCCAGCCGACCGCATCCCCGGCTTAATGAACGTGCAACTCTTTCGGGCCGCACGTCTGACAACACAATACACGCCCCGGTGCGGGTTGTCAACCCCGCACCCCCCGCCGCGCCCGATCGTTCCGCCGCGCGATCTCGCCCAGCTTGCGTGCGCGTTCTATTTCCGCACGGAACTCTTCGCGCAACCGCTCCGCGTCCGGGTCGGTCGGGTCGTATGACGTGACGTACGTATCGAGATCAGGATTCAAGACGCGGCCCGTCACCGGATCAAACACGACGAAACTTCCCGCCGCGCTTGGCGACCACCGTACCCTTCTTCGCGGGGTTGCCCTTCGCGTCCTTGCCCTTGCCGGTCTTCACCGCCGGTGCCGCCTTCGTCTTCACGGTGCCCTTGCCGGCTCGTGTCGTCCGCTTATCCCAGGGCAGGACAGCACCGTCCTGCGCGTAGCGATCGAACAGCGGCGAAGGGATAGGCAGGTTCCGCTGCTCGTTCAAGTTGAACCCGCGACGGTACACGTTGACCGGATACTTCAAGCCGGTTCCCACTTTTGGAAACTCTTTCTCGACCAGTTCAACGATCGCGTCGTCCGACTTGCGCAGCTTGCGGTTCCGTTGCATGACGTGAAACAAGAACGAGCGGATATTCACACCGGTCGTGCTGCCACCGTTCTTGTCCGTCTTGTTCTTCAGGGGTGTGTAGTCCCCCGGTTCGGCTACGCCCTTCCACTTCACGCCGTCCACCTCCGCCGCCTTCGCCTTCACCACCTTCACGTTCTTCGTTTCCTTCGACATCTTCGACTCACTTTCTGCCGCTTTGCTCGGCACCGCCGCAAACGTGCGGACCAAGGACACCATATCCTTGAAGTTCCGTCCGTCGATTCGTAACCAGCGCACACCCCAGTAGAACGTCGCATATCCGACACACACACACTGCACGAAGTCCGGCTTGACTTCGCACGCCGCGACCGCCGCACGTATCCGCGTCAGCCATCTGCTTCCGAGCAGGTCCGTGTCCAGGTACGCCGTTTCCATAAGCGGGGCAGCACCGTTCCCGGTGCCGCGCCCGTGTCGTCGCCCCCCCCGCCGCGATCACACCCCCGCCAGCGCACCCGCACCGATCAGCTGCAAGGCTTTCAACTGCGCCGCGTGGCTGTCGTCGCCGCTGTTTCCCCACAGTGCCCGTGCGGTCCGCACGTTCGGGTCAGCCTTCGCCGAGGGCATCCGGGCATCGTGCTGACGCCACTTGGTGTAACCGTTCACCACCAGCCAAGCGTTCAGCGGTTGACCCAGTTCATTGCTCTCGCGCACCGCCGTCGCCAGCCAACTCTTGCGCAGTTCCTTGGTGTCCGCCATCTGCTTCTCCCACTTCGCGACGGCCTTCGTTTCGAGTGTGTTCGGACGGTGCGGGTAGGGACAAAGCTGATCGTACAACTCGCCGACGAACGCTGACGACGGGTCATTCTTGCCGATGCCGAACCCGATTAGCGCGTCCATCTGCAGCCGCATATCGTCAAAAGCGTGCGAGGCGAACCCCAGCACTTCCTTCACCTCGTTCAACCGCCTGCGCCAGCCCGACGTGTGCCGAAGATTGACGTGATCGGCACCGCTCATCTGCGACAAGGCCGCGCGGACCGTGTTCATACACACCATTCGCGTACCGCACCAACCGATGCGGTATCCGCGACGACCGACTTGATTGGACGTCAAGCACAAGAAAGGCTTCACGACGTCCTTTCCGTTGACAAGCAGCTGATCGTTCACGCGAACCGTCAAGAACAGTTCGCGGCCTTCGTCCACCGTACCGCCGCTCGTCACCGTGATCTGGCTGCCGGCCGCACCCGCCTTGCCGAACACCTCGCACAACTCGATCATATCGCTCGGCTGGGTGTGTACGTACCCGTCACCGACAGACCCGATCACCCGCGACCCCTCGCTCCGCGCACAGACTACCGCGTGCGTACCGGGAACAGCGCGACCGTCTGCCGTGAACACTTCTTCCTTCGCGTACGTCAAGCCGGACACGCCGGACCAACCTGCGACTTCCGCGAAGCGGCCAGGGGTCGTCCCCTCGGGCATGACTTCGGCCAGCCCGTGCCACTCGCGACCCGCGTCAGACAGAACCCGATCAAACGACTTTGAGATGAGATGAGCCATTTTCGCACGTCCTTCTTCCGGTCTTCCCGGAGTTGTTTTCCCCACCCGATAAGTAAGTATACACCGGCTACTCGCGGGTGTCAACTTCTTCAGCGAAAATCTCACCAAGATACTTGGAATAGGGTGCCGGTGCTTTCCTGACAGCGGCCCGCGCGGTCTCGGCTTCGACCGTTGCGATCTTCCGACCTTCGGGAGACCAGAACAGATCGAAACGCTTGGGGAACTTCTTCCCCTCAAACGTCGCACGTTCCACCACCACCGCCGCCGCGTTCGTGGCGCGGTCCGTGTCGCACCGCTTTCTTCCCAGCACGTACTCGGCGGTCAACCGGGCCGGACCCGCCGCCGGTGCCGCACTTCCCGCCGCGGCGATCACGCGGTCCGCAATACTCGTCAACTTGCTTCGAAGCATAACCCGATCCTTTCGGTTGTTCCCCCGCCCCCGCGTCACCGGTGCAGTGCCAACACAGCACACACCAGGACGCTGACCGCCCACCAGAACGACCAGCACTTCATGGCAATCTTCGCACGTCGCATCGTGTGCTCTTTCAAGTTGTGTGTGCCGCCTGGGACACGACCAGGTCAGTTTCCGTCTGGGTGTGTCTGCGCTTCGCGGGCCGCACGTCGTGTGATCCAACCTTCATCACCGCTCCGCCATTCGTGAACTCGAACACGTTGCCGCCTAACCACGACCAGCACACCGCGTCGAGTCGCTGCATGTTCGGGAACGTCACCGAGTACCACTTGGCGATTCTAATCTTGTCCGTCTTCATTTTCGCACGTCCTTTCGATTCCCCCGCCCCGATGCAAGCCGGACCGTGCGATCTCTCGCGCGGGCCGGGGTGGATCATTCCGCGGCCCGCGCAGCAGCATCGGCCCTGTTGCTGTCGAGTGCGGCCTTGTAGCACACGTTGGACGCCTTGCAAGTGGTGTTGAACACTCGCAGAGCTTTGGGTGACTTGTCGGACGCATCGAAGATCGCGTAAGCCTTGTTCATCTCAGCGTTTCGTCGAGCAGTAGCCACCGCGTTCTCGATGGAGAGGATGGTTTCCGCAGTCGTCTTGGTCGTCTTCATTTTCGCACGTCCTTTCGATTCCCCCACCCGACAGGGAAGTATACACCCGCTACTCGTGGGTGTCAACCTAACGGGCAAACAAAGTGAAGTTTCTTTTCAGGGTTCGCACGATCGGACGTGCGGCCGGGTGAATTATTCCGCGGTCTTGGCGATCGTCGCACCCGCTGTGCGGAGAACGCCGCCGATCGTCGCACCGGCAGTGTAGAAGGTGCCGCCGATATTCGCACCAGCGACGTCGAAGTCACAACCGACCGTTGCGCCGGTCGCGTCAAGACCGCCGTGGATTTGCGCCCCGCGTGCATCGAAGGTGTGTCCGATCGTAGTTGCGTTGACGTGGAATGTTCCGCCAACCGTCGCAACGGTGGCGTCGAAGTCATGGCCGACCCTCGCACCGACAGCGTCAAGGACACCGCTGACACACACGCCGCGTGCATAGAAGTCGTGGCCGATCGTCGCATCCGTGATGTAGAAGTCTTCACTGATCTTCGCGTCCTCGACGTCCAGGTCGTGCCCGATCACCGCTTCGTCGGCGTAGAAGTTACGGCAAGACACTACCTTCACGTCCATCGCACGCCGCACTCGTGCGTTCGTGTCCAGCGGAAACTCGATTTCCAGGTTCGCGTTCGGCCCTTCCGCGTTGTCGATCTCGGTCTGGGTTCGGCAAGTGATAACCGTTGCCATTGTCGCACGTCCTTTCGATTCCCCCCGCCCCGATGCAAGCCGGACCGTGCGATCTCTCGCGCGGGCCGGGGTGGATCATTCGGCCAGGACCGCCGCGGTTCGCCGCGCTACGGAGGCGGCGTAGGCAACGTCATACGTCGCTTCGTAGGTTGCGTTCGCTGCAGCACACACACCGAAGTAGATGCGCCTTGCCTTGGGGGTCTTGCCCGCTGCTTCGAAGATCGCGTGAGCGGCGTAGCGGGCAGCGTTCCGCTTGTCGTGTGCCGCAGTGTTCTCGGCGGCGAGGATCACGTCCACAGTCTTGGTCGTCTTCATTTTCGCACGTCCTTCTTCCGGTCTTCCCGGAGTTGTTCCCCCGCCCCGATGCAAGCCGGACCGTGCGATCTCTCGCGCGGGCCGGGGTGGATCATTCCGCCAGGACCGGACACTTGACGACCAGGTAGAAACCTTCACCCACACTTTCAGACCCGCGGGTGCGCACTTCGATCACGTCGTTGTGGACGATCATCCGCCCGGCTTGGCCGGTGACGCGCTCCGCCACTCGCACCGCCGCGTCCAGATTCGCTACCACGTAGGCTTCTTCTGGGTTGTCAATGTTGTGCACGAGGTAGACGTAAGTGGTCGGGGCAGGCTTGGCGATCTTGGCGAGCGCGGTCGTCTGGGTCGTAGTCATTTTCGCACGTCCTTCTTCCGGTCTTCCCGGAGTTGTTTTCCCCACCCGACAGGGAAGTATACACCCGCTACTCGTGGGTGTCAACCTAACGGGCAAACAAAGTGAAGTTTCTTTTCAGGGTTCGCACGATCGGACGTGCGGCCGGGGTGAATTATTCCGGGACGCCAACGTCGGTTGATCGGCGAAGGCGCGCAGCCGAGGCGAACGTGATCTTGCGCCCAGTGCGCTCGTTCAGTACGTCGATGCGGGTGCGCCAGCGGTTGCTGTTCGCCTTGTACGTGGGTGGCGGTACTTCGCGGATGCCCAGGACGCGCACGGTCGTGAGCACACCGGAGACCTTGGCAACGTAGCGGCCGTCAACTTCGACTTCGGATATCTTCATTTTCGCACGTCCTTCTTCCGGTCTTCCCGGAGTTGTTTTCCCCACCCGACAGGGAAGTATACACCAACTATCGGATGTCGGCAACCGTTCCGTCAAACAAAGTGAAGTTTCTTTTTTTCCGTCTTCGGGCTTTGTCGCGCCGATCGCGGGTGGTACGTGTGCGACCCTTTTCGATCACACGTATAGAACACTATACTTATATTTCACCATATACCTCAAGATTAGACAAGAAGTGGGACACACACGTACCACCCGCGAAACGCGCGACAAAGTAAAAAGACGAAAAAGAACCGGTTTCCCAAGCTGGAAACGCACGCTTTTCAGGTTTATGGCTTTGTCGCGCGGGTCGGTCGCGTCACGTCCGCGAACCGATTTTCAGCCCACGTCGCCGCGTCCCGAAAGACGACCACACAACCGCACCCCGCGACGTCTGGCCAGCGTTTCGTGACAATGTAGAAAGCCAAACGTACACCGAACGAAGCACCGTACCATCGCACGCCCCACCGATCGCGCGTCACACCGCGCGCGTCCGAGTGCCGCCGCGCCGGGCACTGCAACCCCGCCAAGATCACCAGCGATACATCGACCCGGCCGGGCTTGCACCACGCCCCGCCTTGTGCCAGCTTCCATCCGCACCGCCGCCACCACCCGCGAACACCTGGGGGCGGAGTCGCCGTCACTGCATGCGGGCACGACCAACACGCCAGCGCGTTGCCGCGCAGCACACGATCCGCGGGCCGCGACCGGGTACCGCTCGTGCTTCCGCCGCCGCAGCCGCAAGTCATACGTAACTCCCCGCGCCCACGTTCGGCGAAGTCGGTAGGTTCGTACACCCGCCGCCGTCGTTGACTTCTGGATCGTCGCACACGTCTTCACGGCAGCCGCGACAACAGCCGCTCGGATCGCCGGGGGGAGACCACGACCAGCCCCGCGTTATCTCTTCAACGTACAACTCCAAGCACCCGCACGTCACGCCGTCGGGTCCGCACGCCGAGTTAGTCAGTGTGTCGCGGAAGAGAGTTTCCACTTCAAAGCAGGCCGGGTTGCGCACGTACGTCTCGCGAAAGGCTCCGGTCGGTCCGCATCCGCAAAAGCTGGGATTCTGGAACAGCCAGTCACCCGTCTCGGATTCCACTAGCGATCCCAGAACCTGCGACAGCGAAAAGGTGTCGATCAACCGCGGCCCCTGCGGTACCAGGGGCTGGTCGCACAAGTGTCCCTCGTCCGCAAGACAGCCAGGAAGTGGGGTGCGTTCACGGACTTCTGACCACAACTCCCACGTAGCGTCGCACTCGCCCCACGTCAACAACGCGCCCAGCCACCGCGTCTCATCACGGACGATACATCCGTTCTCTGGTAGTCGATTGATGCACCCGTTTGTAGCGCACCAGTTCAACCCGGCCAGCGAAGTGAACCGGTGGAAGATTGTGTGCCGGTAGTGATAGCTCGGTGTGTTCGGGGGCGCAGTGAGTTTCGGTGTGCAGCATATCTCGATGCACGTCGGCGACACCCGCCGCCGGAACTCCCAGCACGCGCCATCGCACCTGCACGGACAATCCCCGCCGCCCGCGGGTAGGCACGTCTCGCACTCACACACGCTGAACGGTGCGACACTACACTGCGGTACACACAGCACCGCCGGACCGATGCCCGGCTCGATCACCATCGCACCGTCAGGGATTCCTTCAACGTAGATATCCCAGGGAACCGGTTGGTGGTACCAGCACCAGTCGCCTATCTTTATGACGCCGTTGTACTCCCCGACACGAACACCGTTCGGCTGGCACGTCACATCGTCGCGGATATAGAAAGACAAGTGATCGTTCCAGCACCCTTCTTGCGGACACGCGCACCAGTAGCTGTACGTGTGTACGTGTTTCTCGCACACACACTCCGCGTATTCCTCGGTCACCAGTTCGCTATCGCACGCGAACAAGAATCCGTCGTCGTCGTGAAGTAGGTAGTGCGTTTCGTCCACCAGCGCAGCGATCAGGTCTCGCCGTGTCGGCGCGCTGCTGATGGACGATGCGACTGCTGGAGTTGTTGCGCCGCCCGCCACGGGTCAACCCTTCACGCCTGCGCCCGACGAATCGGAGGCATCGTAGCCGTAGTCGTTCTTCGTTGCCGATGCGATCGACACGCTGCCCGCGCCGTCTTTCGGGAACCAGCGAAAGCCTTTGTACCGGTCGATCCGCGTAGTAACCGCGATCGCTTTGTGCAGTCCCCGTGTGCGGAACTCGCCGGCGATACCGTAGAGAGAATCAATACTCCCGCCCGACCCGTGATTGTGCGACCCGCCAGCGATCACCAGGTCCGCGTCGATCGTCGCGTCCAGTTCCCATTCGGTGTCGCCTCCCGTGCACCACAGGTTGTCCGCGTTGCGTTGCGACCGCAGCCGCCCCGACTGGTTCACGACGCGAGTGAAGTCGGTTGCGCACGCCTGCGCGAACACTTCCGCGCCCACGTTGTTCAGCCGCGTCACGACCGCCGCCGCGAGCAGGTTCGCTTTTCCAGCGCGCGTCACAAGGTCCGCCACGGTGCCGCCCGTCAGCGTGAGTGAACCGTTGTACGTTTCCCGCAACGACGCCCAGGCACACGTCCCGAGATTCACGTACATATCCCAGCCGGACAAGTCGATGAGCGCATCGACAGTAACACCACCGATCACCAGCGGGGCACCCGCGGACCCGGCCCGCCCGCCGAAGGTGCCAGCCATCACGAACCTGTTCAGCGTCACCGCCGACAGCGCGGACAGTCCGGCTGTGATATTCTGGTTGCCTTCGACGATGAACAAGTCCTCGCCGCCCGTCGGCACTGCGCCGGACGAATACGAACCGGCCAGGCTCAGGTTGGTTGCACTCGGAAGTACGAATACGCTTGGCATCTGAATCTCCTATCGCGTGCGCAACGACACACGAACTACGTTAGTAACCGCTGGCCCTGCGCTGATCGTCCCGACGCGCACCCGGTACCAGCTGAACGGTCCGACGTGAAACTCCCCAGCAGACGTCCGCGCCGCGTTCAAGCGGGCAGGTTCGCCGCGGATGTTCGCGCGCAGTTCCTCCCAGTTGTCAAACGCCAACGAACCTTCCAACACAATCTCCCCGGTTGACCACGCCCCGGTAAGGACCGCCGCCGCTACGTCCAGCGTCCGCCGCCCCTCGCACGGGTACACCAACTCCCGCCCCGCGTTCAACGTGAACAGGTCCAGTGGTTTCGTGGTGTGGATCATGCGTCCCGCCGTAGTGCCCGAAGGTTGTACTTGACGACTACACCTGCGACGCCCGCCGCACCGTGCGCGCCGTCGCCGCCGGTGCCGCTACCTTTCATGCCAACACCTGCCGCGCCGCCCGCCACGTCGTACGCACCTACACCCGCGAACGATTCCGCCGCCGCATGAATGT